GGTGGATTATGCGTTCCCCTCAGAATTTTGCGCACCAGTGGACCCTTGCGGACATGGTGTTGTACTTGTACCACATCATCTCCTCTTGGGCGACCACGGTCACCTCAGGCTTTATCATGTTCAGTCAAATGAACTTGTTGCCTGCGGTGCCCATCATGCTGACTGTGGCAGCCGCGTTTTCCGCGTGGCACAGCTACAACCAGTACAACCGAAACAAGCAGCTCCGTATGGAGGCCGAATTGGCCGCCATGGTAGGGGAGTCTGCTCGAATGAAGAACTACGTCGACATCAATGCCACGCTGGACTATGAGCCAGTACGCAAAGGTGCCCGCTGTGGTCCTTTCCTTCACTTTACTAAGGATGGCATCAACTACCGCATCTGGCACAACGCCCACCGTATGGTGGCGCTGGCCCGCGTGAGTACCATGCATCAGTTCGCGTCAAAGCCCGAGGACCCAAACCAGGGAGCCGAGGTCAACGCACTTGAATCTGTGCTTGTGCACAGCATCCTGAACCACACGAAGGACAACGCCAACCCTAAGGGAACAGTGACCATAACGGCTCTGCGCCCTGACGGACGGCGTGCTGCATTCGGCATCGGCACACGTGTTCGTGTGGTGAGTCAACAGTTTGGAACCTTCACGGTCCTGCTGACGGCCACCCACGTTCTCACTCAGATCGAGCGGACTCAGTCCGTGAAGACATCTATCGAACACAACGGGAAAATGTTCCCAAGCAAAGACAGCCCTCTCAGCGCTCCGTTTCTGGAGAACTGGAAGGTACTCACGACCAGCAAAACGCACGATATCACGATGCTCATCGCACCCGGCCCAGACAATGGGGTTAAGGTGTGGAGCTCGCTTGAGTGCGCTGAACTGCAGATGGGCCCTGTCATCATCAATGCACCCGTGACGCTAGTAGGCAGCAATGCCGGTGGAAACTATATCTCCGAAGGGACGATTAAGACCACCATTTCAGGCGTCATTCACCACACCTGCTCAAGCACGCCCACCTCATCTGGTGGACCGCTGCTGCACAAAGGCCGTGTCGTTGGCGTTCATGTCGCAAACGGCGACGGCGTCACAGGCGCACCAGGCAATTACAACATCGCAAACTCTCTCGCAGTTTTCAAGCAAATGGCTCGCCATATGTACGGAGCCCACGAGACCTCGCACGCCGACTATTCGGAGGTGTTCGACGAGGATATGGAGTATGACGGTGATGATTCCCGGGAGGCCGAGTGGCACGGCAGGATTCAAGGCAAATCCAGGCATGGAGGCAAGTATTACGACTCCGACTTCGATGACGGAGAAGACCTCACCTGGGCCGAGTGGCAGGAGAAAGATGAGTTGCGCTTGGGCGATTTCGCCGACGGAGATTACAACCCCGAGACATGTTCCCACGGCATGCCTATCAATGACGAGTCTAGCCAGTGCGAGAAGTGTGAGGCCACCCGCCTCAAGCTTGAAAACGCGCGAATGGAAAAGACTCTCAAGAAGGCACTGCAGCGGTACGAGATACTTGAGGCCAAGTCAGCACAGTACGACAAGTACGAGGCTGACCAGGCCATTATCAAGGACAAGATCGCGCAGGGCGTGGACATGGCCGAGATACCCGACGACGTAAAAATGAGTGAGAAGAAGAGGGCGACAGCCCTCCGATCACAGGCATCAGAGGAAATGAAGCTGCTTGACGAGGCGCTTGCAGAGAAGTCAGTCCCCCACCAGGAGGACTGGCAACTCAGGCAGGCAGTCATCGACATGTCTCTCCAGCTGCAGTCGCAGCGAGAGGCCATGGAGCAGTTGCGCCAGACCGTGCAGGAGCACGGGGCAAAGGCGCCCAAGAAGGACAAGGTGAAGAACCTGGTAGTCCCGATGGAAATGGCCGCTGAAGTCGAGATGCTTATCAACAGACTGAAAGAGCGCACCGCTGTCCACATGGACAACATCGCGAGCCCCGAGCCTTTGGCATCGGCGGCGGCCCCTGTGCAGGAGCCCGCGCCTAAGCAGCAGACGATCAGGTTTGCTGCCCAGGAGAGCGTTCAGAATGAAGATTTTCGGACAACCCGGCAGGCACCGGGGGAGAAACTGGCCACAGTGATGGAGATGTACACCACGTACAAGGCGCTCTGCGAGGAGCGCCCGGTGAGCAAGACAGCAGCCAAGAAGGCATGGAAGGAGTTCTATGCTATGGACCTAGCGATGGGTCCCCTTTCTGGCCAGGTCTGCTCTCGACTAGAGTGGATGTCCCTGTCAGACTCGAAAACCACAAGCAACGAGGTCAAGTAGTATGGATCAAACCTGAACTGTACTCAAAGAACCTCTGGAAGATAGGAACCTCAACCCCGAAAGCGGCGATGAACAAGAAGCGAAAGCTGACTGAATTCTCCGTTAAGGCGAGAGTCCTGGACGCCAGGCTAAACAACTGGACATACCCTGACCGCGACACCCAGGCTGAGCTACACTCACTCAGTCTGTCCGCGGGGTGCTTCCAGCGGAAACCCGAACCTGACAACTATCACGAGACGAGTGCGCGCGTAGCAACTGAATACCCGCACATCGACATGACCAAGCTCAACGATGCATTAGAAAACATGATGCTCGGAGAGACAATCCCGATTACGGTACTCATCTACCAGGCCATCAACGCAGTGGTGCTAGACAAGACCCCAGGAGCCCCGTGCAGAAATGCATATGGCACCAACAAGGCCCTGTTTGACGCCATCCATGCGGAGATAGTCCTTGTGGTGATTGCCAGACTGACTATGATACTCGAATATGGCTCAGATCTTGAGAAACTGACATCAGCAGAACTCGTCGCCCTAGGCTTCGTGGATCCTGCAGCTGTTAGTGTGAAACAGGAGCTGAATGCGGAAAGGAAATCTGCCACCGGAAACTGGCGCCTGATTTATCAGGTCTCAGTGGTGGATCAGATTATACAACGCGTTTTGAGCACCAAACAGAACAAGACAGAAATCCGACTCTGGAACCTCATCCCCAGCAAGCCTGGGATGGGTTTCGCCGATGATGATATTGCGCTAATCAGAGCCCCACTCCTAAAGCATTTGGAGGAGGGCAACCTGTATGCCTCAGACATCAAAGGCTGGGACAAAACTGTCCAACACTGGGAACACATGCACGAGGCTGATGACAGAGCGATGCTCGCGAGAGCGGTTGGTACTAAGTACCATACCTGCTTGCGCGCCATGAACTACTGCATCTCCAATGCCGTGTATGTGCTTTCAAACGGTGACATGTATGCCAAAACCGAGCCTGGACAGCAGATCAGCGGCCAATTCAACACCAGTTCCGGAAATTCGCGCATTCGCGTGAAAGCCGGCTGGTGGGCAGGAGCTGAGTTCGTCGTTGCCATGGGCGACGACGCGAACGAGACGTCATTCCCTGATGCCCGGGAGCGCTATGCGCTTCTAGGTAAGGAATTGCGAGAGTACACCAAACTCTCTCATGACCACGTCGAGTTCTGCAGCCAGATCATAACCACAGACAAAATCTACCCAGCAGACACGTCCCGCAGCCTTCATAAGCTGCTAGACAACCAAGCCGATGATCGCAGACAACTGATGAGACAGTTCAATAGCGATAATCGGCACAGCCCCACATTGGGGCAGGATCTTGGCACGATCCTGGCGTCAGGCTGGGCAACGGCATTTGCCAAAACACTTGCCCAGTAGGAGGAGCTGGGCAATTAAAATACGTGGGAGCGAAAGCACCCACACAACTCATGACCAAGAACAAGAAGAAGAGCAAGGCACCAAATGTCAAGCGAGCAAAGCAACCCTCCCAGCGAGGTCCAGCCCCTTCGGGCATCGGACAGCATGGAGGCACGCCGCTGGCTCGCCACGCACGGCTGGTGTCTGGTGTTCCCAAGCGAGGGTACCATGCAGCTGGAGAGACTATCTCCAACTGCGAGTTCGTCGGCGATGCAACCATCAACGTCGACGCGTTCACCCTCGGAGAGGAGTACCAGACCAAGAGTTATCGCATCAATGCCGGCGACGCAGCCACTTTCCCGTGGCTGTCGGTCGTGGCGCAGGGGTACGAGTACTACAAGTTCGAGCAATTGGAGTTCATCTTCATCAGTCGTGAACCCGCCACCAAGGAGGGAGTCATCCTGATGGTCATCGACACAGACCCGAGCGATCCGCGACCCGCCAACAGCCAAGAGCTGATGGTGGCGCCTCGCGCCGCAACGGATGTGGTCTGGTCAGACCTCTCGTGCACGGCACCCCCCGGGGCTCTGAACAACTTCATCGCCAATGGTGGGCATGGATACTACGTGGCCAACGGGGAAGACGCTCAGGGAAGCGATCTGCGACTCATCGACAGCGGGACCTTTTGGTTCGCTAGCGAAGGGTATCAGCATACGCTGCCTGCACTCGCCCCTAAGACCGTCGGATCACTACTGGTCCGGTACCGCGTTAAGCTGTCCATCCCCAACAGCGAGAAGCGACTCGTCGTGAACGGGATCCCAGCGGCACCCATCACGCAGCCTGCCCCGCTGCTGCCCGATATCTCTCGGGTATTTGATGATCGCGCCACACCGCCGGCTGCTTACGCCGTGGGTACCTTTGCCAAAATCCTAGGAAATGGGGTTTCGTCACTGCCCTCGGCAACCGCATCTATTGCAAACTTTCTCGGTGTTACTGAGAAGGACATGACGATGCGAAATGCAGCCCAGTACTGGGACACAGCCCAGTCGCTGTTCACAATGCCGAAAGGCAAGTGGAAGCTGGACGCTTCGACCACCAACCTGATCAATGGCCCCACAGCGGTGGCCGTTCTGGAGAAGTTCTTGCGGTGGGTGGCCTACCGGCCGTCCACCGCTCAGACGGTAGTCCTAGACTGCACTCGTAGCACTCAGGATGTGCCCATTGCGGGCACAACCCTGTATGACACGATTACGTCATCGGCAATCGCCTACCTCCAGGAGGGCGACCAGGTCTACCCAGATTTCAAGTACAATGTGCTGACTGGGACAGATCCTTTGGGCAAGCTGATTCGGTCAGTGAGCGATCCGAGCTACGTGACCTTCACGCAACTTGGGTTGTGAGAGCCCGCGAAAGCGGGCTTCGGGTGAGAGCAACATCCGCAAACAAAATGGCTGAGAGAAAACTCAGTCAGCGCTTACGCGCAATGAAACATCCCTTTCTCTTCCGTAGGAGATTGGAGTATTAATACACGGTTAGCAGCATCTATGACAGGATGCTAATGTAAAATGCTATGTCAGCCCAGGAGAACCACCTGGGTGCCCCATCCGGCGACCAAAAACACACCGAGGAACCCAAAACCTCGGGGCCGAAAAGGCGCACAAAATTACCCGGGCGTAGAGAAGTATGGCACCTACGCAGTCGGAAATAGTCCACACCCCAGACAAAACTGAGAAAACAAATGGTTCTAGCCCCGGAACAGAAATGTGGGTACTCTTCCCCCGAGTATAAACGGGGTAGGCAACGAAGTCTGGTTCATGACCAGCGCCTACGCGTTTTAAATAATGGCTGCCC